TTAAATCAAAGCGACTGCATCTTCTGCAATCTGTTCGGGTGTGAGGCGGTTTTCTTTGAGGACATCGGCAGGATTATATCTGTCAAGGAATTCCTTTTTAAGACCGAAATTGATAACCTTTACATCTGACGGACCGTAGAAACGGGCAATCTTCTCACCAAAACCTCCGTCAAGCACTCCGTCTTCAAGTGTTACAACAACATCATGGTCTTTCTTGAGGCTTTCAAGAAGTTCTGTGTCAGCGCCTGTAATGTAGTAAGGATTGATAAGAGTAGGCGCTGTGCCTGTTTTTTCTTCAATAAGCTTTGCAGCCTGTTCGCCCATTCCATAGAATGAACCGAGTGCGATTACGGCAATCTTACCGCCCTGCTGAGCAACTTCATATTTATTAAGTTCTGCAAAATTCTTTGTGCAAGGCTTGCCTGTTGAAACAAGTTCTGCAACAGGAACACGAATTGCAACAGGGTAATCTGTCTGCTCAATGCTCCAGTCGAGGACTGCAAGGTAATCTTCCTTAGTTGTCGGAGCGATATAAACAAGGTTAGGAATGTTTGAAATCATGGGAATATCAAAAATTCCGAGATGCGTAACATCTGTCATACCGTTTACCGACGCAGTCTGAACAAGGATTGTTGCAGGGTTTGAGTCAATGCACAAGTCCTGTGAAAGCTGATCGTAGGTTCTCTGGATAAATGAGCTGTAAACATTGAATACGGGCTTGCCGCCGTTCTTTGCGATAGCAGATGCCATTGCAACAGCTGTCTGTTCTGCGATGCCTACATCAAGAAACTGTCTGCCGAATGCTTTTCTCTCATCAGGAGTAAAGCCGTAAAGTGCGGGAGTACCGGCTGTAATCGCCACAACTGACTTGTCAGACTTCATCTTATTTCTAAGATAATCTGTTGTGATTGAGCTGTAGTCCTCCTCATCAGGGAAATTAACAGTAGTTTTGCCTGTTTCAATATCAAACGGCATACACCAATGCCAGCTTTCTTTGTCAGTTTCAGCAGGCTTATAACCTTTACCTTTAAGAGTGTTAATATGAACAACAACAGGATGATCAATATCTTTTACAGACTTAAAAGCCTTGATAAGCTCTTCTATATTGTTGCCGTCCTTGACATATACATAATCAAGCCCCATTGACTTGAAAAGGTTACATTCAGCCTTGCCGTCTGTGTCACGAAGAAGTTTGAGATTTTTATAAAGTCCACCGTGATTTTCTGCAATTGACATTTGGTTATCATTTGCTATAATAATCAGGTTTGAATCCATTTCACCGGCAACATTAAAACCTTCAAGAGCCTCACCACCGCTGATTGAGCCGTCACCGATAAGTGCAATAACATTGCCCTTGCCGTTTGTTACATCTCTGCCCCTTGCAAGTCCGCAGGCAAGGCTGACAGAGGTTGATGTATGACCGACAGTAAACATATCGTGTTCGCTCTCTATAGGGCTTGTATAGCCTGTTACATCATCGTAATGCTCCTGTGCAATATATGCCTCTTTTCTGCCTGTGAGGATTTTATGCGGATATGACTGGTGTGATACATCAAACACAAACTTGTCATGTGGTGAATCAAATACATAATGAATGGCAATTGTTGCCTCTACAATACCGAAATTCGAGCCGAAGTGACCGCCGTGAACACTTGCACGGTGAAGTAAAGCGTCACGCATCTCCGATGCAAGAGCGTTAAGTTCATCAATACTGAGTTTCTTAACATCCTGCGGTCCGTTTATTTTTTCAATATACATCGTAATCAGAGCTCCTTATCATATAAATTTTAAATATAAATCAGAGAAGTTTCTCTTTGGCTTTATTATACAGCCTAAAGCTAACTTTAGGTCAAGAGTATTTTTAAAAAATTTATCTTTTGCATTCTTTTTTATGTATATCGTTACAACGCAATAGCATAACCCTCGACAGATAACTATAATTGAAACAGGCACTTACATAATTGCAAGTGCCTGTTTCATGGCTGAGCCGGCGGGATTCGAACCCACGGGTGACGGAGTCAAAGTCCGTTGCCTTACCGCTTGGCGACGGCTCAGTATATATTCTACCTATATTGATTATTAAAAAAACAAGCCGCCAAAGAATTTCTTCAGCGGCTGTTGGTGACCCATCGGAGATTCGAACTCCGGACACCTTGATTAAAAGTCAAGTGCTCTGCCAACTGAGCTAATGAGTCAAATGGGGTGGAATGCCGGATTCGAACCGGCGGTCTCCAGTGCCACAAACTGGCGCGTTAACCAACTACGCTAATCCCACCATAAGTGGCGCGCCAAAAGGGACTCGAACCCCTGACCTACTGCTTAGAAGGCAGTTAGTCGGAGTGCCTACTTTTGGCTTAAACACTACATTTTTTGAATTCAAAATTTGAATTTGACAACAGTTTGACAACAGTTGTGACTTTAAAAATGTTGTCTGTTCTCAACTCAACAGTGACTATTATAACGGATGGAGTGAATAAAGTCAAGAGTTTTTGAAAAAAATTATGGTAAAATTTTTTGTAATTTCAAATTTTTCTTTCAAGTAAAACAAATTCTCGACCTTCGTTCGTTTCAATCCATTTCTCAAGGGAACTTTCTCTAACAACATACCTATTCCCCACCTTAATCGAAGGAAAGCCTTTTTGTCTAACCATTTTGTATGCAGTGTTTTTACTGACACCAAAAATTTCCATAATATCCTTTGGAGTAAGCATTGGTTTCATATGAACACCTACCTAACTAATATTAAATTGTTATTATCTATATTTACTTTTCAATCAATTTCAATACGCTTTTTAGCGTTGCTTTCTTACCGTTCAACTTAAATTCATACCCGTCTTTGTTCATGCTTTTAAGCTGATTTTCCGTTGGTAAACAGCTTGTATCGCTACACATAAATTTGCCTTGTCCGTCTTTATAAACCTCAAACAACATTCAATCCGTTCCTTTCTCTATCCTCTTTAATAGCATCCATTTTATCCTCTCGGTCAATGTAATCCACAATTAGTTGTACGGCTTTATCGTACCCCTTTTGGTTGCCTTTGATAATTTCATATGGGGTATTCTTTTCAATAAGCATTGATTCAATTCGTGTACCTATATTATTTGCTTCAATTTCGGTTTGTAATCTGCCATTTGGATTATATTTTTTAACACGCTTAACAAAAAAATTTAAGTTTTCAAAGAGAGAGCTGAATGCTTCGGCTGTATCGTTTACACACTTTTCAATGGATTTTGAGGGGTAAAAACCACACTTTTCAAATGAGTTATAAATTTCGGTCAACAGGATTGGTGAGTCAGTTACAATTACCCTAACCTGATTTCTCAGTCTCCAAAATCTTTGTGAGTGTAAACCAAGTATATATAATTGGTTAGTTAAGGCGGTATCGTTATGCTCCCATACTATATCTTTAGCCGTTTCAGTGACAAGTTCCGTGTCAATACCCCTCATTTTCAACTGACTAAATATATAAGCAGCCCCTGTGGATTTACCACAGGAAGGCTGACCATAAAGATTAACTACAATCGTTTGTTTACTCATTCAATTCTCCCGACCTTTCCCATTCGATAACTTTCCACAAGTTAGCAATTTCTGCAATGCTTACTTCTTTATTGTCAATTTCTACAATTGTATTTCTTTGACCATAATCTGTCTCCCAAACCCAATAGGATACCCAAGTATCACCGTATTCATCAGGTTTAAGATTCAAACCTTTTTCGAGACAGTCAATAAGTTCATCTTCCATAGTTACACCGTGGTATGCAAATGGCGATACATACTCTAAAACCAAATCACTATACTCATCACCAAGATTCAAAATCTTATCTTCAAGTTCATGGATTCTTTGAATCTTGGTAAGGTATCTTTCAAAATCATTATATGTAATCATAATTATTTCTCCTTACTGTTTACCTGTTGAGCCAAAGCCACCACGACTTTTTGTGTCAAGACATTCTACTTCTGTAAACTCAAAATCAGGCTGTTTTTGTGTGATGCGAAACTGACAAATTCTATCGTTTTTATGTATGGTTGTATCTCTCATTGCAATTACAGGCATACCCCATTGGTCATTATCGCCCGAATAGGAGTTGTCAATTACTCCCATGTGGTTTGTCTGAATAATACCATAATTTTTGTAAGTGCTACTTCTTGGCACAATGTGAGCTTCATAGCCAAACGGTAACTTCATTCCTACTCCGAGTGGAATAATAGTAAACTCACCCTTTTTGAGTGTGACATCTTTGGCTGACCTTAAATCAACCCAATCTCCGTTAGGGATTTGCTTAATCTTTTCGATATCTGTAAAGTATTTAATTTTGACTTCCATATTTAACTCTCCTTAATTATTTTTTATCGCTAAACGCTTTGACAATTGCAGATATTATACTGAGTAGTGAACTAAAAATTGTAAAACCCCATACTGCAATAAAACATCCGTTAGGTATTACAACCCCATTTGCGTTGAGTAAATAAAGCGATATAAGAAAAAATATCATTCCCATATATTTGTCGTCCTTTCTATATTAATCAATCATATCCACATAGTTATACAAAATATGCTTTTGCTTTTCTGAATCCGAACCAAATGTAACATCAAGGTGATAATGTCCCATATACCAATGCTCATAATCCAACTTGTCATCGATGTGCTGTAGGTATTCGGTTAAAGTGTCCGGACTATACCCCTTATGGATACAACTGGCGATAAATTCGGTTGGAGCACAGTGCGTAATTACACAATCTACCTTCCAGTTACACTTATCAAGATTTGTCAATCCTTCCTGCATTTCAGCTTCATTGGGTAATTCTTCTTCCCACCAGTCAACATTCTTTGTGCGATACTGTATATCATGGCTTGATGCACCGCCCATTGTAAAAAATGTTTTGCCGTTAATTTCAAACACTTGTCCACGCATTAGATGATAAATATTATCTTCAATCTGATGTACCTTTCCACCCCATTTTTCAGTTACAGGGTAACGATTCAGCAAGGGGAATTTTTCGTGGTTTCCATCTACAAACAAGGTTGTCCACGGTTTGTTATTAAGCCAATCTCGCCAATACATTTCAGAATTTCCATTATTCCACACTAAGCCAAAGTCACCACAAATAATTAGGTAATCATCTCGTGTTAAATTGTTGCCCATTGGAAATCGTTTAGAACTTAGTTTGTGTATGTCATATTCACCATGTAAATCACCAGTAATGTAAAACATATATTTCACCTCTTTCCTTTTAAATCCTAAATTTTATTTTTTCCAAAGTTTTGGCTTACCATTTTCATCAACGAGTGGAATTATAGACTTGTAATTAAGAACAGCGTACATAACTTTTGTTTCTGTGTCATAGAAAATTCTACAACTGATTTCTGAATCGAATCCTATGTATTCAAACATATCACTGGTTTTAGTTGATGCTTCACCAGATACGCAGCCACCAATCAATACTGAAATTATGATGATAGCTGTAACACAAGCAAGTATTCTTTTCTTCATTCTTCCACCGCCATATATGTTTCCTCAAAGATGTCCTGTCTACAAGGATAAATCTCACCTCTGACACCCTGAACTATGTAGCTATTCAAGTCACATTTCATTTCACCTTTAAGTGTATGAATATATAAACTTCCATCATCTTTAAAATAAAGCAAACCGTCTTTATACGCTTTAATTGCCCATATAGGAATAGTGAAGTCTCCTTTGTACTGAAAGGCTTCAATCGGCATTGCTTTCTTAATGTATTTCATATTATATTTGCTCCTTAAATTTTACTGATAATTTGACCACATAGTCTTGCGAATGTTATAATTAAAGAGTACCACACAATCGGCACTATAAAATCTTGAATGTTTTGTAATTTTGTTGTATTTTTATTTGGATTCTTTCGTATATGATTGCACATCATTGCGTTAAGTGTTAAACCAAATATGTAGATATATGCACAGACCACATAAAACAGTAAATAATCATCCATAGTTTCACCTCAATTAATCCATTTAACAATTGTGTTTCCTTTATATCCCTTTTGCCACACATACCAAGCATAAGCTACAGCGCTACCACCATCTGCTCGCATTTTATCAAAATCTCCATTTTTGGCACACAAAAGTCTTGAGCTTGATACATAGATTGTCTGTGGCGGGGTGTTATCAAACAACTTTCTTCGTTTCTTACCCTCAAGAAATTGCAATTTAAGAAACATTGCCACTTTGTTGCCTTCTGTAACTGTATCTAACGCTTTTTCTACAAATTCATAAGCATATTTATAAGGTGGGTTTGTAATAATACTGCCGTTCCACGAATTAGGTTTTGATTCTGCTAAAAAATCGAATGTTTCAGACATTCCTCCGTCACGGTAAATCAAATCTGTTGACTTAACATTGTAACCGTGAGCCTCAAACACTTTAGACAAATGGCATTCTCCACAAGCACATTCCCAAATGTCAGGAGCGAAATCTTCTACTTCAAGTAGAAGTTCAGCAGCTTTAGGCTCTGTGGCATAATAATCATTTGTTTCCCTCTCTTTGAGAGAGTGGTTAGAAGCTCCTAAAACGGAATGAACACTTTTACTATTTCCTGTCCAGTCTTTCAAATAACCTCTCCTTTTAAATATTTAACATAAGTTTTCAATGTGTTTTCAAAAAATCTATCCCATTCGTTTGATAAGCTGTTAAATGCTCAGTTCCCTTTCTGACAGAATTTCTCTTGCTAATCTCATTGCGGAACTGTGAGCGAATTTACCAAAGTCGTGACCAACCATTTCAACAACATCTTTTTCTTCTTTAAGACAATCATAATAAATGTCTTTTCCAATATTTTTAGCAATTATTCCCATTTCTGTATTGCTCCAATTTTCAGGTATAACTCCATTATCAACCATTTTATGTATAAGTTTACGAACTCTTGCTTTAGTAACAACCGTGCTTACTAAACGCTGATTCTCCGCTTTTTTGGCTAATGCGTCTGTGTCAACCATATGACTTTGTTTGTGTCCTTTCGTTTCACAAAACTGTTCACATACAAGCTTCACATAAAACGGTAATCTTGTGTTTGGATTATTTAAAGTTGTTTGGTTTTTTACAACTACACCTTCTCCGTATTCTCCACCCATTTGTGTTTTACCAATATAAGTTTTCACATCGTCCCAACTCGTAAACCTACCTCTGTAAAAGACAGGAACAAATGTGAGATTAAGTTCTTTTACAATTTTTTCTGTTTCTGTTTGTTTTAAATACTGTTGTATGTTGGTGTCATACACATCATAACAATATGCTTTATGGTATTTGTCATCAGGATATTTTACAGTATGGGGTACAAGCCACTCCATAAACAATATAAGATTACTCCCCAATACCGTTTTAATTAATTCTTTATCAAGTGTTTGAGACCAATTCCAAGCCCCTCTTAGAGTGTTGGTTTCGTTCAATTCCTTTCTACGACTAAATGCTTTGATGTTATCACTTTCGGCATCGTAACGAATTGAAAAGTTCGCTCCATCAATTTTCTCTTGAATTACAATTTCATCACCTTCCGAAAACGCATCTAAATAATTAGGTTTAAGTCTCTCAATATCTAAATAATGTTTCTGCTGTATAATAATCAATCCTTTCTCGGTTTTCTTCCACAACTGTATTTCTCAGGGCAATATCCAAGTGTTTCACATTTCGGTTGCATAACCATAGGAATTAGTGTTGCCCACTCTTCCGAATAGAGTTTTAACTGCTTTATGTATTCGTTAAAGAGTTCTCTATACTCCCAATACGCTCTTGAACACATTCTCTGTTCTGCCATACTAATAACATTTCTAACATTTCGCTTGTCTACAATTTTAGTTGCCATACCCAACGGAAGTAACATTGCAGCATCCTCTCTCTTGACACCACTTTCTTCAAGATTTTGAAGTGTTTGACTGATAGTGTCAATAGCATTGTTGTACCAAGCTTTTTGTTCTTCAGTCTGTACTGTTTTGGGAATTATGTATTCAAAGTTGTCGTAATTGACATATCTTGTGCTACTTTGAAGTCGTGTAGGACTGCCACCGATATGTGTATACCATTCCCTAATTACTCTTGCTGAGTAATCTTCAATAATTGCTTCAATATTTACAAATTCAAACACTCTACCGTGATTAGATTTAATACAATCAAGACCTCGTTTGTAGTTTTTTTCGCTGTCTGTAATATCTTTTCCCCAACATATACCTGCTCGTCTGCCCATTAACGAAATTGGATCAATGGTTGTTTCTGGCAAGATTGTGATTTTACCCATTTAGTTTTCCTTTCTATGTATTTTTTATCAAAACAAATTACATCCTTGTTCTATAAATTCAACATTTTTTTGCCTGTACTCTTCGATAGTTATACCAAGTTGTTTGCATAAACATTTAGCACATAAAACTTCTCTATTGTCTGGTTTATTTTCAAATCGACCACATAACTTATAAAACATGGCAATTTCGTTTTCCTTCATTGCACAACCACAATTTCCACAAACTCTATTAAAATATTTTTTAGCCATATTTTCTGAGAGTCCTTTAAGTTCGGCATACCATCTCACATTTTCTTTGGTTGGCTGCCTTTTTAGAAAATCATTATTTTTGCATACAGGTCTTTTCCAAGCTCCATCTATCCACTCTTGTTTGGTATACCCTAATCTTTTAGCTGTGGTTATATCATACTGTTGTTGTACAGTCTTAACAAACCATTCATATTGATGTGGCTGATGTATTTTTATTAATTCATCTTCATAGCTTGAAGAATAAGGACAAATTACACATCCAACTCTACTTGAACCATTTAAGTATCTCTGGTTAATTGGTAGATTTTTTATCATTAGTAGAAGCCACACATCTACATTTTGTAAATCTATAATCGGAGCTAATTTAATCCATTTTTTTGGAAAACACGAAGATCCAAATAAAGATTTATCAAAATTATAATCCATAAAAAATTCATATTTTGCTCGTTTAGTGCTTTCAAACTTTCTAACACCTAATACCTGTGCAATTTCTACTTCTTTGTCAAATATCTTTTGTACCTGTCCTTCTTTGTACACGGAACAACAGGAGCGTCTGAATACTGAAGGCAGTATGTAATTCTTATTTTGTATTATCCATTGTCTCCATCCCATTTTAGGATTTATAATTCTAATATTGGGAATTTGTTTAATCCTTTTATATACATCTGCCGTTTCATTTGAAGAATTAAGAAATACAAATTCATAATCAGGTGTAAAACCAATAATATCTAACATATCATTCCAAATAGCCATTGTGAGTTCACTATCTTTACCACCTGAATGATTTATCTTATATGTCTTTTGGGGATTGTTTTTTACATAATCAGATAGTCTGTCTACGCATTTATTATATAAATTATTTACTCGTTCTTTTTCACGCTCTAATGTATCTTTCAATGATACAGGGGTGTAGTTTTTAAATAAAGACCTGTTATCTTTTAATACAGAAAATTCTCCTCCATTTTCAACTTTAAATTTCAGTAAATATTGTGAAGAATATAAATCCACCCAAACAGTTTTTGTATTGCCGCCATATATCCAACACGCATCTGGAAGAGGTGCAATTTGAGGTAATCGTGATTCGATAAACTTTTTTTCTTCGGCAAAAATTGGCTTTGCTTTATATCTGTTAGTTGCTATCTCTGTTGATTGTTTTATTTTACTCATTACACCATCCTCTCCGTATCTGATAAGTTTGAAATAATAATCGTGTTCGTGTCTTTATTATGTATAACTTTGGCATCGGTGTCTAAATGCAAAATTAGAGATTTGCTTTTTGCTCTATAAGGATGAAGAATAATCTGTGTAACAGTGTTAGCAAATAACTTAAAACGAGAACTTCTGCGTTCGAGAACCGATAAATCAATCGCCTTAGTTTCAATATAAACTTCGTTACACCAAACTAACCCATTATCAATGTCAATATTATTTGCCATAAAGGTGCTAAGTTGCGACAACTCAAAATCTACTGTTAAGCCATTTTCTCCAATAACCGTTATGTATGGTTTAAATTTAAACATTTTCAACCTCCTTAAAGGATATTCTGTCTGTCAGCATTCTACTTTCAAGACACATCTTGTAAATACACATTGCTTCGAGTTGTCTTGAATAGATTGCCCTTGAGGGCTTTGGGACAAACGAAAGTTGTCCGTTGTCCCATTTATTAAGAAACACTCTCAGTTTACTAATCCTATCTACGAGTTCTTTATACTCAGATAAAAGTCTGGTTTTATAGTCATTCATTGGCTGTCCTCCTTTTCAAAATAAAATTTTATAGGCTTTTCAACTTCTTGAATTAAACCATATTTCTTAGCCAAACGATAAATAAAAGTCTTTTCAAGTCTTGATATTAATTTTCCTAACTGCTTTCTGAAATCTTCAATAGGCATTGTTGATTTGTAGAAATTACACATTCTGCAAGCAGGATTATAATTTTCAATATCATTTGCACCGTTATACCAATAAACACTTTCAATATGGTCAACTTGCATATCCTTTAGTTCAAGTTTACAACCACAATATGCACAATGTCCGTTGTATTTCTCATATACTTTAAGTCTTACTGGTTTAGGGATAGGTTTTCTTTTCATTTTATTACCCCTCAATTGTTTTTATTTCAAGCGTTGCTTCGTTAGCAAACTCAATGTAAATATAACGAGCTCTATATTCTAAGTAGCTAACTAATTGTGTTGGTGGCGTTTCGTTGGTAATCAATGCCGATATAATAGCCTTAATTGCTTGGTCAAATTCATTCTCCGATATTGTTAGTGATATACCGGCGTTAGGGTTGTCCTGCACAAAACTAAGCAAGGACTCATAATCAATGTTCTTATGCAAAACTAAGCTCCTCCTTTGACTTATACTTCTCTTTATATGAACCGTGTCTATTTGTGTGTTCAGCAAGCATTTCCCATTTACTATCTTCTACCAATTCGTCAATGAGTATCTCATCATAAACGCCCTTAAAATCGTTTGTAATTAACGAATCTTTATAGATGGTGATTGTGCCTGTTCTAAAGGAAATACGGTCATAGGTTAAATATGACGAAGTATTTAAGTATGTATCGCTCATAATCGCCTGTTCGAGAATCGAAACAGCAATTTCGTCAAAATTTCTGTTATCTTTAAGGACAATAAGGTAGTTATAATTTTCGTTACTGCAACGCTCAATTGCTCTTGCAAGAGTTCTATCAGTTAAATAGTAAATCATATATATCTCCTATCTGCTACAATGATTCTTCATAGCTCACATTAGTTTTACAACAAGGACAATTTGCCGAAAAAATAAATGTATTGTATGATGTAAAACATTGTTTATAGCTTTCTCTGTCGGCTTCAAATACACACCCGCAATTGCGACAAACAAATCTAAATACAGGTGTTTTCAAATTGCCTTCTCTAATAATTTGAATCATTTTATTCACTCCTGTGTGCAAATTTAACTACCACACTAAACAGTTCACGCACACAATAGCGATTGTAAACATCTTCATTTGCTGTATAAAAATAATCTTCTCGGTATTTGCGAATAACATCTTCTACATTGTTTCTTTGTATACCTGTTGCTTGTAAAAGCTTTCTAAGTCTCTTGTGTGTCATTACGACCTTCCCTCCCGTTGATTTTATTATTTCTTGTCTCTCTTGCTTTAGCAAGCTGTTCTGCTAACTCTTTTTTTCTTTTATCTGACATTTTATGTTTTCGCGGTGGTGAAATCTTTAACCAACTAACAGGAATTTCAAACATTGCAGATCCATCTGTATTTTTATGTGTAATAATTATATTGCTATCTTTCTCGTTTGCATATTTAAAAAGTTTATTTAGCCATTTTCTTTGAGAAGTAAACACAGTCATTGTTTTATCTTCTTGAAGAAAATTAATTGTTGTTTCTAAATCACTCATTCAATTTTCCACCATTCCGTTGCATTTGCAACATATTAAAATCTTTCTTTTAAAAATATTCTTGAATTTCATGTCCACACCACGGACACCGAACATACATGCAGTCATCAGACATAAGGTCTCCATGATGTGTTTCATTAATATTAAAACGAAATTGACAATGACATCTCGGACATTCTTTTTCATACATTGTTTCAACTACTTGCAATTCAGGTTTGCCTTGCCTAATAATTTCCATTGTCACACTCCTGTAAAACTCGTGTTTTATTTGTCATTTTTACGCCTCCGTAATTGGCAATGGAGTTGTATGTATAAGCAATGCTGGATTTGTTGCTGTATGATATTTTGCTATTGCTTGTGTGTATTCACTTGCGGTATTTTTCAAATCTATTTCGGATTCAGTTTTAAACTTACAAATTTTATATATTCCAATAACTTCGCTCAGCACTTCAGCACCACACATAATCATATCAATGGCATTAGTCGAAAGGTTTTCGCTATCTGTAACACAAATCGCAACACTTTCTTTGCCATTAGCATTTCGTGCCAGAACCATATCTCCTTTATTAAGGGATTCGTCATCTGGGACTTTGTATGTATATCTTTTTGCGTTTTTATCTTGTAAATGTCTTACTTGTACAATGTTCATTTATTCTTCTCCTTCTTAACTCCATTTTTTTCTTTGTAAGAACAGTTAAATTTCTTATTAATTTCCTCCATAGTGGGTTCTGTGCTACTACACCATATATAAACAGCTTTGTCTGTTGCGGTTCTCTGTGGTGTCTGTGCTAGATTGTTGAACGGAGCACAGATGGTTTTAATAAGCTCCGAGTCAATGTTTTTGTCTATAATCATACTATTGTATTTCTTACCTTTACCTTTGTATTTGTCTGTAACCACCTCAATCTTACTATTATTGCTAAATACAAACGAAGCATATCCTTTTGTTATGTGTGTGTAAATCAAATCATCACAATGCGATACAATATGATCACACACAGCAGTAAAACCACTTCCATCTTCTTGCATTACAACAAGTACCATTAGCTCATCTAACTTTTGACACTCTTTAATGATGGCGTCAATCTGTTGTCTGCTCACAAAATGAATCATTTATCGTTCTCCTTTTCATTTCAACAAACATTTGTTTAATTGAAACAATTTAATCTGTATAAATCGTAATTAAGTTGCCCAATTTACGATAGCCGAAACAAAGATTGCCACCATCGCAAATCAAAGCCTGTTCATCTTCTGTGAAATTGAACGGATTACTTAACACCTTGTATGTAATGTTACCGTAACCATATTCCTTCTGCGTGTAACACATATAATTCTGCAAGTCATCTTGTGTAACATCGTACTTCTTTGTGTAAAAGTTCAGCCAAATCGATTTTGCTTTCGGTGCAAGTTTCTTATATATTGCAAGATTTTCTTCACAAAGTTCATTCCCATTAGGCTTAAATGCCCATCCTGTATTTATCAATGAATTACCTCCTCAACAATCTTCGTTCTTGGGACATACATTCTTCTACGCTGTTTGTCCTCAATTTTTCTGGTTTCTCCAAGAATTTTTTGCAATGATTTCAACACATCAGAATGTGACTGAATCCATTCTGCTAATGGAGCATTAAGTTCTACACTATCTTTGGCTTTTCTGCGGTTCTCTCTAACTGTCATTAGGGCTTTTCCAAGTTTGGCAGTGTCGTGATACGACACATCTTCAAGTTCAAGCTTATGTAAGATATCTTGTGTTTCGTAGTCGTGTAATGATTCGTTTTCAGTATTGTTTTGATAGTCCTCTGTTGTTTGTGTAAAAAAGTTGATTGTATCTTCTAACTCTTTAGCTGTTTTGATTTTCGTCATCTCCTTTAATAATTTGTGACTCTCTCCCCAATGTCTCTTTAACAACATTGGTTCTTTGGACATAGTGCCTTTTAGATTGTTTTTCTCTGATTTTTATTATTTTATCGACTACTGCTTTAAAACTATCAAGTTCACAATGATGAATAGAGTACCATTCCTTTATAGGAGTAAATACTTCAATAAAATCTTTTATTATTGCTTGCTCCGCCTTTACTTCGCATAACTTATCAATCAAGATCGCTTTTTGACTATCAGTTGTATTTTCTAAAGAAATTTGATGTAATAAATCATCAATTTGCCCATAATATGAATTGAATTGTGATTTAAACTCACGATATCTTTCTGAGTAAAGTTGCAATACTTCTAAATTATCTCTAAGAGCAATTATTGCATCACAATACTTTTCTATATTTTCCTTAGAGATAGGAAAATCATTTGCGGTAGCCATATTCTAAATACCATCTCCATTGTCAATTTTTCTTAATAATTTGTGATTAAAACTTCCGTTGAACTGTTGCCTGTTTTCGCCTTAGTGTGGTGATTGCAATTATTGTAATCTTTGATTAGATAATCTATTTTATTTGCCGTGTTGCTTCCTCTGTCCTTTGTTGCTTCCTCTATCCTTTCTTTTGCTATATCAAAATATTTTTCTTCAATTTCTATGCCGATAAAGTTTCGGTTGGTATTTACACACGCAACACATGTTGAACCACTTCCCATACAATTATCAAGCACTATTTCACCCTCGTTGGTGTATGTCTTAACCAGATATTCCAACAATTCAACAGGTTTTTCAGTCCTGTGTTTTGCAATACTTGGGTGCGGTTTACTAAATGATAATATACTTGTAGGGTACTTTTCTGTGCTACCTGCTCTACTATCATCTGTCATATGAAATTCACCATAGTTTTGATTTGTATGTTCTTTATTTTTATAAGAAACACCTTTGCTGTGTAGAGGTTTACCCTGTGTAAATTGTGGATTGTATGTAGGTAATTTTTTATAAAATACAGCAATCTGTTCGTGTTGTCTTAAAGGCATACGCTTTGCGTTAAGAAAACCGCTTATTAATTGTTTATCCCACACCAAATCATATCTAAATAGTTTACGATTGCTATTTACCAAATCAACATAAAATGTACCTTGTCCAAATAAAAGTATTGCACCATTATCTTTTATAATTCTTTCATAATGTTTCCAAAGTTTATCAAAAGGGATTATATTATCTTTCTTATTTTGAGTAACACCGTAAGGCAAATCACACAATATCATATCAATGCTTTTATCTGGAATATCTTTCATCAATTCAAGGCAATCGCCTTGTAATAATTTACTAATTAGTTTCACCGCCTTTACTAATAAAAGAATTATTTAATCAATTTATATTTACCGTCTCCTTATTATAGTGTTACTACTTGTCCTGATTTCAAGCTTTCTTGAACTTTGATTACCCTTTGGTTTCTTGAGCCACACCAAGCAAGAGAAATATCTCTTTGCGACTCATCATATTTACCATCAACAAGAATATCTATATAAGGCAAGATTTCGTTTACAATAAACTTAGATTTTAATATCTGTTCGTATGTATAACCTGTATACAGCCATACTGTTTTGCTTGGTGATTTGGTCTTGACCGTTTTTACAATATTAGATATTTGTTGTTGATTTGCTTGCTCCAATGGATGCCCACCTGAGAGCGTTAGCCCCGATATATAGTCAGGACTTAACGCTTCAAGTAATTCAGTCATAGTGTCATTAGTAAATGGTTGTCCGGCTGTAAAATCCCAAGTCGAAGGATTGTGACAGTTACAACAATGAATGGTACAACCGCTTACCCATAGCACAACTCTGACTCCAACTCCATTGGCAATATCGTGTTTAGTGATTTTGATGTAATTCACTCGTTGCCACCTAAATGCACATATCTTTCTTTGATTTCTTGCGTTCTTCCTTGATTCCAGAAGTTAGTTCCGAGATAACCGCAAGTCCTCCGACAGATGTTCAATTTGCCTTCATCGGTGTTTCCACAGTTTGGACATTTCCAAATAAGCTTGCCGTTTTCATCTTCTATTACCTCAATTTCTCCGTCATATCCGCACGCTTGACAGTAATCACTTTTAGTATTTAACTCAGCGTACATAATATTGTCGTAGATAAATTTCATAACAGAAAGAACTGCTTCTGGATTATTTTGCAAATTAGAGGTTTCAATATAGCTGATTGCTCCGCCTAAACTTAATTCTTGAAATTGTGATTCAAGTTTCAGCTTTGCAAAGGCGTCAATAGGCTCTCTGACATTTACATGATAACTATTTGTAATGTAATTCTTATCAGTAATACCTTCGATAATGCCGAATCTTCGCTGTAAACATTTTGCAAATTTATATGTTGTACTTTCAATCGGAGAACCATACAATGAGAAACCTAAATCAAGTTGTTCATTCCATTCGTCACACTTCTTATTCATATATCTCATAATATCAAGTGCGAATGGTGTTACTTCCGGGTCTGTATGAGATTTGCCTGTCATATACTTTACACACTCATACAATCCTGCATAACCAAGTGATATTGACGAATAACCACCAACAAGTAACTTATCAATGGTTTCACCTTTCTGAAGTCTTGCTAATGCACCGTGTTGCCAAATAATCGGAGCTACATCCGACACTGTTCCTTTCAACCTCTCGTATCTGTACAAGAGGGCTTTATGACACAACTCCAATCTCTCATCGAAAATCTTCCAAAACTTCTCTTTATCTTTACCTGACGATAAGGCTACATCAACCAGATTGATTGTAACTACGCCTTTGTTGAATCTGCCGTAAAATTTGTATTCACCATTTTCTTTGTACGGTGATAAAAAGCTTCTACACTGACTGTTCGGTATCAACAGTCTGGACTATATCTTTGGGAGTTATTATGCTAACTCGCTCACTCCGCACTTCCATCTGTATCATTATTCAGATGTACTCTACTCACTTCATCACACAAAGCTATTTGTGCTATGCTTTCGATAGTCTCTTAACCTTACGCATACACAAACTTATACTTGTAACAATTGTTTGATTCTCCTTTCAATATTCTTGCTACTTTATGTCTATCCAATTGTAAATCCATTGATAATTGTCGAATAGACGGGTATGTATTAATAAGTTTGCCATTCAAATATACAGATACTTTTGTTCTATTTTTATGTGTTCGATTACCACTATGCCAACCGTGATAAACATTTTGTGAATTTGTACACCATTCTAAATTTTCAGGATTGTTATTTAGTTTGTTGCTGTCAATATGATTCACATATTTAAAACCATTAGGATTCGGCACAAACACATTAGCGATTATTGTATGAACTCTGTATCTGTATTTTTTATTGTTCTCACTTCTTGTGATGTGGGCATATCCATCTACGCCTATATACGGCGACAACTTATGCCCTTTTGCATTATATATATTGCATTGTTCATCCACATAAAATCCTTTGTATTCTTTTAACATTCGTCATATTACAAAGCTTGTATATGCGTCTTGGCACAGGATAGTTCAAGTCTAAGTTTCACCCCGAAAGTCCCCTGTTAGCACATTACTTAACTGTCATTTCCTACAGTTCCTATTCGTGTAATGCACACCATTTTGATTTATGTTCACGGAGTTTTAGATGAGCCATTTAACCCATCGAAGGGAAACAATTTCCTTCTTTTAGCTTTTTCATCACCTTTTCAGATATATAATCTGGAACAAGCCTTTTAGCCGAGCACTTTGCAGCTAATTTTGTTAAATACCAATACTTGCTGTCCTCAGTAATGTTATCCTCTTCAAGTACATAAATAAGCTTTGGAAACGCAGGTGTAATCCATACACCCTTTTCATTTTTTACACCTTCATACCTTTGATTAAGTGTTTCTTCAATAACCATAGCGAGGTCGTGCTTTTCCTGCTCGTTTTTAGCCTCGTTAAGATACATAAACACTGTGATAAAAGGGGCTTGTCCATTAGTTGTCAAAAGTGTTTCCACTTGATATTGGATTGTCTGAACACCTTTGTTGATTTCCTTTTGAAGTCTTTCTTCGGCTATCTCGGCAATCTTATTTTCGTCAGTTTTAAATCCACACTGACTCCACTCTCTTCTCAACTCATCTTTAATGCGCTGTCGGCTAATATCCACAAACGGTGCAAGAGCAGTAAGACTGATACTCTGTCCGCCATATTGACTGCTGGCAACCTGAGCAATAATCTGTGTTGCAATTGTACAAGCCGTTGAAAAACTATGTGGTTTTTCAATCATAGTGCCACTGATAACCGTTCCGTTCTGGAGCATATCATCAAGATTACATAAGCAACAATTATAAGTATGTTGTGCAAAGTAATCTTTATCGTGGAAATGAATAATTCCTTCTCTGTCAGCCTCAACAATATCTTGGGGAAGTAAAACTCTATCAGTCAAATCTTTGCTGACCTCACCTGCCATATAGTCACGCTGTGTAGGAATAATAGTGGGGTTTTTATTTGAGTTTTCCTGTTTGATGTTCTCGTTACTTAAATCAATCAGTGAAAGGATTGCATCATCAGTAGTGTTTTTCTTGCGGATTAAGCTCTGTTTATATCGGTAAAGTGTGTATCTTTTTACCAAAGAAAAACAGCCGTATTTATCTATGTATTCTTCAATTAAGTCCTGTATATCTTCAACTGAATAAATTCTCTTACTTCGTCTGAGCTTATCATAAATTCTTGTAGCAATATTTTTAATTTCATCATCAGACAATGTTTTTTCGTGGTTTGTATGAGATTCACTATTTGCTTTTCCAATTGCAGAAATAATCTTATTGCGGTCAAAATCAACTTCTCGACCATCTCGTTTAATTACTTTCATACCTATCACCCATTCTTCCTGAGAATATCACCATATGTAAGATGACTAAAGTTAAGCAGGTTATGACAATTGTTACAAGGTGTGCTTACTGGACTTCTATTCTTAAGTGTGATTTTATTTACAGATTTGCAGAAAGGACATTTGGTAAGAATCTGTACACCACATATATTCATAAAATTCCTTACAAGAGGATCAACAACATTATAAGCTATATATGTACGAATAATATTGTCCTCATTTATGTATGCACTTTTAGTGTTCTCGCATACATTGTCATATTTATGTATAACTGGTGCTGTTGTCATAGATGCTTCATCGTTGTCAACTTTGTTTGCCTTTATTCCATCAATCAAACCTTTGACATAATCATAACCTTCAACTTTGTGTGGATTATCTTCTGCATTTTTTACGAATAAAACATCAATTTTATGTGCGTTTGCGTACTCAATTTCCTTGATAACACCTGTTGAATCGTACCATGTTTCGCCTGTCACCCATATTTCATCACATTCGGCAAGCTGATATAGACAAAGTTCAAGCCCATCTTCATAAGACATATCGTTGTACAGAAAGCTAAACATATGTAACGGTGAAATAAACATATAATTCGGATGTTTCTTTTGCTGTGTTTTAATTATTTCTTCAACCTCTTTGAGATTGTTTTTGTTACCACCGTATTTGTGGCTGACATACACTGTTTTTTCAAATTGTTTCATTCAATTCCTCCTATTTATTTTTTACTATCAGCAAATTCAAAGCATACGCATCACCTCCTTTTATTGTTACCTTTAACCCTGTATTAGTCTTTATTTTTGATTGTAATTCGCAACTCTACTGTTTTACCATCCTTTAAATCCCATTCATACCCACTTGAGATTTGCTTTGGGGAAGAAAATCCACCCAACAATTTATCTACCATATAATCTCTAACAGCTCCAATTGCTTCATCTGTAACTTCAGATTTGTTTTGCCACATATATTTGTTTTTATGATTTAATGTGCCAGCGTATATGCCAAAAGCACCACAACCAACATGATATTCTGCCATTTAAGTTCTCCTTTTTGTTGATTTTTAAACTTCATATCTGTTAATCTCTTTAGCTGTCAATCCATATCACGCTCCTTTTTTTTCTGCAATAAGGTTTAAGCCTTTGTAACAATCATCGCATAGCTGTATTTTAATTTTTCTCTTACTTTTGACAAGAGTTTTAATCCGAGTAAAGTATTCAGTATCAATCTCTACATAAAACTCCTTCATTTTAACTGTGTACGGATCTGCGATAACTTTGTTACAACTATCACACTGATAAACTCTCATTTACTTTCACATCCTTGTAAAACTCATATCTGTTATCTTTGTTTTCAGCTTTTATTGCAATCGCTAAATCTCTTGTGCTTATTTCGTCTACACTGTCAATACTTTCCATTAATCTGTCAATTAATAAAATTTTTTCACCGTTTGCAACTGCATCAAGAACATCAGAACTACAAACTGCTTCGTACTTCCTCATTTTTTACACCTCTTTCATTAATTCTCTTTGAGAAAAAAACTCCGCTATCAACATACTTCTCAAGGCTATCTCTTGTCATCACTCTTCACAGTCCTCAACAGTTTGATTCCAACATTCAATGCAGTTACGGTCTTTTCTGCAATCATCTTTGTTCATTAGTCCTAAATGATATGGACATACGCCTTTGGGTATTCCAGTATCATAAAGCTGGACATTTGGATAATGCTTCAAGAAGTCCGTAAGATATGTCTTTGGTGGATGCTCATTGCTCCACTTCTGAACTATTTCAACAGCCCTTTCAGGGTGTTTTAATTCTAATTGCATGCATGAAACATCTTCACCACTATTTTTTTTATCTAACGGACAATGCTCACATCTAATTCTGCAAAATCCTGATTCATATGCTTTCGTCATCCTCAATTTTTCGGCGAAATAATTTTCTGTTTTTGAGCAATCAATCATTTAATTCACCTCTATTAACTTCATTGTATTTTCTCTTTGTTATATTTTGCCTGTCCTTCTACAAACTTGTTCACCCATTCTGTAGTTTCTGGCATTGTTTTGAGTAAGAACACACAGTCTTTAACATCTTCCTCAGTGCGATTTGAGATTACATAGTCAACTTTTTCTTCAATATTTTTAAACTCTTTACGGTCGTTTATAATACGCTCCATAGCTTTTACAGTTCCCGTTTTGCTGTCTTTATACCTTTTCTTCATTCTTAAGAATCTTTCAACAGCAGGACAATCTATCAGTATAGATTCAATTAGTTTATCGCCTTTGTAATTATTCTTGAAATCTTCAAGTCCTCTCGGATCAATTATGTAAAAATCAGCGTCATCAATTTGCTGTTGCGTTGCACAATATCTGTAACCCTTAAATTCGGTATAAGCCACGATATTGGTTAGTTTATCAAACTCCTCATCTGTCACAAAAATATGTGAGTTTGGAGATTCATTATCTCTTCTTGGTCGTGTCGTATAAGACACAACCTTTTTGCGGTTATATTCCTTACAAACTTTGTCTACTAAGTAATCCTTGCCAGAGCCCGAAGCTCCGAGAACTAATACAATTGATTTAACAGTCATTATTATCTCCTTTTAGTAACTGCTGAAATAAACATTATCTACCACTGCATACGGTGCTCCAAATGAATGATAACAACTCATTCTGAACGCTTTGACATTATAATCTCTGTCACCACTCAATATCCTTTGAGCAACCGAATAAGACAACTCACTCGGATCTCTTGTGTAAAGAATACCTGCCACATTGAATGTATTATAATCAAAAGCTACTGCCCTCAGTCCACCGTTACTGTCAGCTAAATTCATTGCCGTTGAACCTACCAACCACTGACAATACTCGCTACAATTACCCGCTTCGCAATAAATTACTCTTGCCAATAAATCTACCTCATCTGACGATGTGTTATATGTATTATTTGATTTTGTAATGTTTTTTGTTTCTGCTTGAACTTCGACTTTTTCTGTTGGAGGTTCTGTATGGGGAGAGGTTGTTTTAACCTTCTTCTTGTCTTTTTTAGTTTTCTCAGTTGGTTTTACTGTTGTTGGTTCTGTTGTGACATGCATGGTTGTAGGTTGCGTTGTTGGTTTGGCTACCGTATCTTTAGTGGCTGTATCTCGTGTTGCAGTGTCAGGGGTGGAGATGTTTGGTTCTCCACAAGCCGAAAAGCCAAACATCATACCTAACATTACCCATAAACTTGCTATCTTCTTACCAAATCGGATATAATCACCCTTCCTTAATTTCCCATTTTCTAAATTTATCCACATAATCATCAGTGAAAAAACCTCTGATAATAAGTGTTTGTGGCTTATTTGTGTCTATAAGCATTAATCCAAGTAGACTTTTACCCGACAACACTTCCTTGCCTTGCGCTACTTCAATAATGCCACTCATTAATTCATCTGCTATGTGAAGAAAATCGTCAAAATCATCTCGCTGAAGCTGAATGTGTAACATTACTGTTCTATGTATTTTGTTTTCCATAGCTTACTCCATAACTGAGCCTACTACCCACTTACTAATTACTGAGTAAATATCCTTGTCACACACACAAGTAATAGTATTCCAATCAACATTATGTGCTGCTTTGGTTTTTGCTCTCTCAACACCGTTTGCAAGAACAAGACTTGCAAGAAATGATTTGCCACTGATAGACCAATCTTTGCCGTTTTCGTCTTTACCGATAAGAGTTACTTCTTCGTCAATCTGACTTACAGCTTCTGTAAAATCAGACACATCCTTAAGTGTAACAAGTTCAATTTTTTGCCTCATTCAATCACCTTTCTTAATTTAGCAATTTATATTTTGTTAAATTCCAATACCCCTTTTTATCTTTGTAAATACCGTCTAAAGGCACATAAATTACATCATATTGTTTCAATGGCAATGATGCAAAAAGATAGAGGTTTAATGTTAAACTTCCTTCTTTTCCGGTACCAACCGAACGATACGAAATTCTTTTTGCAAATTCTTCGTTAGTTTGTTTGTTTTTAAGAGGGTAGACATTCTTTACGAGCAGTTTCTGCCTATCTTCAGCTTTGTGTGTGGTTAAATCAATATACCCCAAATATTCTTCCTGTGTTTGAATAATGCGTTTATAATTCCAAGACTTGAAGTTCATTTGATTTGCAATAGTTTCGATGCCATTTAGTATGTTATCTATGTTTTGAATAGTGAACGATTCTTTAATAGTGTTATCTTTCTTTAAGTCTGTACTATTATTTTTTACTATGTCGTACAATTCAAAATGCTCTGTTTGTAATACGGACTTCTTAATATTCTTGCGAAATCCCTTGCCGGTAGATGCTCTAAAGAATTGATAAGTTGCAAGTATGTATAATAGTTTCGATTGAACTCCGTAGTGGTCGAAGAAACCTATTTTAATTAAAATTTCTATTTTAGATAACCCCACAGAAGTCTCTTGGTCAGAGAGACGAATTACATCTATAAAACTGGTCGGTTGTTGGTTGTAAACTTTAAAAAGTTCTGTGGCGACCTCTTCAGATAAAAACTTAACTGAACCAATACCTTTTGCGATTGCATGAAGGTCTTTGTTAAAATAATAGTTTCCTAACGAAATTCCGAATTTAGGCAATGTAATTTCAATATCTTTTGCTTTAGCAGCTTTTTCTCCCGTCTGTATTTGCACATCATTCTTTGCACAGTTTAAATATGCTGTGCAAAACTCATATGGATAATAGTAGTAATAATAAGCACACAAATAACTAATCATACAGTATCCAATGGCGTGATTCATACCAAATTGATAACTGGCACTGTCTTGAATAATCTGAAGGAATTCTTTAGCTTCCAGTTCTGCAACATTTCTTGGTGAGTTTGATTTATGACAATAACCTTCAAGTATTGACGGTAATGCTTTAGCCAATCTCTTTTCGTCTTTATGTCCGATTGCTCTACGCACATTGTCAGCTTCGCTGCCCGACAGTCCACATATTTCTTGAAGAAACTTAATTGTGTCCTCTTGAAATATTAAATATCCATTGTTTTTATTAAGCAGTTTATCTATAACCTCTGACGGATTTTTATGAGGTATATGCTTAAATAGTTCCTCTCTGTAAGAAGAACCTGATGGTCTAATAGCAGCCGTGACTATTGCCATATCCAAAATACTTTTAGGCTTATATTTTTTTAAACAATCTATAGCAAATGGAGACTCAAACTGAAAAATAGAACCTGTAGTTTCTAACATGCTTTCCCATACATTTTGATCATCCCAATCAATCTCGTGAGATTTTGGATAAGGTAAATGAGCGAATTTGCAAGTTTCACTAATAACTTGCACTGTCTTTAATACAAGCAAATCATACTTGGTCAACCCTACATCATGAATTTCATCCATATCAATCTGAAGAGTACAATAGCCATCTTTCTCAAACACGCCGTAATTGTCAGCTAAAGTAATTGGACTAATAACAATTCCTGCTGGATGTACCGACTGTGCATGCTTAATACCTAACAAGCCATCATAGTAATAAAACAATTTCGGATACTTTTGTCTTGCTAAATCAGGATCTGTGTTAAAGCATTGCTTAATTTCTTTGACTTTTTGAATAGAGTATTCACACTCACTAAAATCGGTTTTGGGGTGGCTTAATTCCCAATTAAATCGAAATGCTTGTCCTATCAGATCAATAGCAGCCAAATCTTTTAGTGTCGAATATGTAGGAACTCTGGCTGTTTTTGTTTTACCGAATTTATCTATAATATATTCAAACATTTCTGGTCTATCCGATTCTACAACATCAACATCAATATCTCCTACTTCTACTCTGTCTTCGTTACAGAATCGAGAAAATACTGTACCCCATTTTTCAGGGTTTAAGTCAATAATATCGGTAACATACGCTGTTCTTGAACCACCAACTGAACCTCTTGAAAAACCTATTGGTTTCCCTTGATTTCTAAAATGTGAGAGAATTTCACTCATTGAAAGCATAAAACCCGACATACCTACTTTCTTAAAGACTCTCAGTTCTTCAGGTATTGCTTTATCAAATCTATCCTTTTCTTCTGATGAAATAACACCATTATCAAGCTTCTCTTGATATTTTTGATATACCAATGAAGTAAATTTTTGTTCGTCTTTTTCAGCACTGCCATACAAAATAGGATACTTAATCGATGTATCAAGCATAAACTCTTCGACACTATCTGCCATAACATTGGTGTTGTTAATAGCCTCTATGTATAAAGAACTCGGTATTGCATCCTGTGCTGCGAAAGCTTTCACTAATTCATCGTAAGACTTATACACTAAGTCCATCTTATCTTCGCCTTCGTAATGTTGCTTTTTTGCATCTAAGATTACTTGCCTACACTCTGCTTTGTAAGAATTAACTGAGTGAGCGTCTGTTGCAGCTATTAGCGGAATATGATATTTCTCAGACAGATACGCTAAATGTCTATTGTATTCAATTTGTTCTTTGCAATTGTGTGGTTGAATTTCGAGATAATCATACCCTTTAACTAATTGTTCATACCATGTATCTTCTACAGGTAATTTATTTAAAGGAGAAGCAAGACAGGCACTTGTTTTGATAATGTTGTCAGACAATGAAAGAAACTCTTCAAACGAGATTCTGCCAACATAATAAAAATGATTTTTGTCAGTTCTTGACAAACTTATAAGCTGGTTGAGTTCCTTAACACCTTCATAGTTTTTCGCAATAAGAACTGTATGATAATTGTCTCGGATTTTGTCTGTATGATTTCTTGTTAAGTAGCACTCAACTGCATGTATATACTTAATGCCTTTTAAGTCACAATACATTTTCTTCTTAACCCAGCCTTGTATATTGCCGTGTTCTGAAAATGCAATTGCATGCTGTCCCAACTCTACTGCTTTATCAACATAATCTTTGTAATTAGTAGCACTGTCTTTAAGAGAATAGTCTGTATGTATATGGTAAGCAACATAATTGTCGATAATATTAATCTTCCTTTCCGAACACTTCACTTGTCTCGTTTGGATGCGGGAAAGGAATAGACTCTGTGTACTTATTCTTATCCCATGCGTATTGTTTTCCAAACTCCATTTCGTTGGTGTAAAATCTACGAGATGGCGGATCGTACCACATTGGAATTGATAAATTCTCCTGTCCTCTCATCCTGTCTTTTAAAACATCCAATATAACATCATAATTTTTAACTAATTCGTCACCAGTTTGCTTTTCATTGGGTTTCACTCTATATAACGAGAAACTTCGATGAGCGAGATCTAACATACCTCCAGAACCACCAATATCATATTTACAAAGGCGAGTAACCTGCTGTCCTTTTCGTGGATGAATAACCAAAATAATAACAACTTGAAATGTGGCTGCAAATTTGGTCAGCCAAGACATGAATGCGTTTTGTGTTTCGTTTTTATTGTTGTCGGTAGCTCCAAGATTGATGACCGTAAGATTGTCCAATATGAGCATTTTACAACCATACTTCCTAACACAATCCTCCATTGATTTTTTGATATTATCTACTGAGTTGTCATAATCATCTTTATAAATATAAAGACGGTTTTTATAATATCCATCAATTTTAGTACGAGCACTTTTACTAACTTTGTAATATACACTTCCTTTACTGTCATGAAACTGATCGATATTATGTCTACCTGCAAATATAAAATCAATCCAGTTTTTCATCATCGAGTTAGGAAGCTCTTTAGAATACAACCAAACAGACTTTTGTTGGTCAAGTGATTGACATATAAACTGTGACAGTAAAGATGATTTGCCACTGCCATTAGTACCCGTCAGAATTGTAACTGTGCCATAAAACATTTTCATTAGCTTATTGTCTAACTCTGTAATGCCAGTATAAATACCGTCAATTTGAGAAAGGTCAACATCTTCAATGTCTGAAAAGTCAATAACGCTATCGACAGGCGAATCTTTTGCATCCAGTATAAGTTTTAGCACATATTCTTTTCCAAACCAATACAATGTCTCATTGAGGTCGCTAATAAAAGCTTGACTACCATCTGATTTTGTTACCTTTGTGGGCAACTGTACAATCTTTGTACGCCAGTTTCCGAGTCTACTTGAAACCTCTTTAATCATTTTTTGTCCCGCTTCATCATTATCTGCACATACAATAATATCGGTGAATTGTTCTAACCAGTCCCAATTATGTTCAATCCAATGAAAGTTTCCAGCCCCAAGCGGGACACTAACTGCATTAGTGAATCCCGCTTCTATAGCCGAAGCACAATCAATTTCTCCTTCACATATTAGCAAAGGACTGTCAACATTAACACGATTCATATTGAACAATATTGGACTTGTATCTGCATCTTTTTGACACCATGTTTTTACTTCGCCTTTGCTCTTATCTATCTTATGGCTTGGTCGGTATTTAACCAAAGTAAGCACATCGTTCGTGTCGTAATAGTTAAACACTATATTTTCATGAGAGTCTTGTCTAATATCGCAATAGTCAATTGTGCTTGGTGATATTTTTCGTAAACCTAAGTATTCTTCGATTTTGTTTTTTGAGTGACATTCTACAGGTTTTGGGTATCGGTACTGGGTTTTAGTCTTTACACCCATCTCTCCAAACGCATATTTAATGCCTGCTTTTTCAAATAAATACTGAACTGCTTCCAAATATGTATGTCCTTTAATCATATAAGCATCAATAATGTCAGTCGATATACCACATCCGAAACAATGAAAGTTATATGTTTTTGGATTATAAATCCAACTTGGAGTATCTTCCTCGTGGAAAGGGCAACATGCTCTCAAACGACTCTCATCAAAATTTTCAACTTCCAAAATTTGAGCTATTTCAAAAGCATTCTTCTCTCCTAATTTTTCTTTTGCTTTATGGATTTTGTCCTTTTCAATAAGCAAACATAATCACTCCTCAAGAAAATCAAAATCGTCCTCTTCAGTATAGCTTTTAGAACGCTCACAAAACGCCCGTACCGAACAAAGGTTGTTACAAAAGAAATCATCACACTTGTAATTATTGATATTTTTGTCTTTAGCAGCGTACTGCACGAACACTTTATCTAACCAGCATTCTTCTTCAAGAATTTCATTTATGGAAGCCTCAGCCCAAGATAAAGCTTTCTCGTATTCACTCTTGTTAAAATCTACGATTTTCATTTCTCCGAGCTTAAACATATTAAAAATCAATTTTGTGGGATATATGTGATATGTTTCGTATATGTATTTGGAATACAGGTACAACTGAAAAAGATACTTCCGTAGCTCTTGTTCGTTCTTAAAAGCTCCTTTGCTTTTGTGGTCACAGATAATATACTCGCCATTCTTCTCAAGTATTAAGTCGATAACACCAACAAAGTTATACTCGCCAATTTTGGTTTTAATCTTCTGCTCAACACCGACTACTTGATATTCAGAAAAAGTATCCTCAAAACCTCGAAAATATTCAAGACCTATTTGGTAATACTTCTTATTCATATCAACATAGCGATTTTTAGGGAAATCAGATAAAACCGTTCTTTTATAAGCATTTTTGTACCGCTCTTCAAGATCGAAAATGCTACTTTGACCTTTGTAATAACTTTCTAACAATTTGTGACATAAAGAACCCCATTGACTAAAAGCGTTTTCTTCTTGGGGCTTCCTATCAATATATGATAAGAAGAACATACGAGGACAAGTCTGATAAGAATTTATACTGGAAAACGACCAGTACCGATGTTTTAATTGTTTTAAGTTAATCAAAATGGTAACTCGTCCTCTGTTTCAGATGTAGTAGATTCTGCCTTTGACGGCGTAGTTATATTTGCGTCATCACCACTTTCGTCACGCTTGTCGTCACAAAACTCTGCATCCTGTATCATAATTTCTACAACCTGACGCTTCTCTTTTTTTTCTGTTTCGTATGTGCGAGAAGTCAGTTTACCATCAATTCCAATCTTTCTTCCTTTTGAAAAATGCTTACAAATAAATTCTGCAACACTTCCCCATGCCACACAGTTAAAAAAGTAATCATCGTTGTCTTTGCCATAAGACCTTACTGCAATTCTAAAATTAACAACCGACTTTCCATTGGTTGTTGTTTTAAGTTCGAGTTCGGTTACAATTCTTCCAATTTCACATACTTTATTCATACTAAACCTCCCATTGTTCAAGTCGCTCAAGCACAATTTTTAGTGTCTCTATATCTGTAATTTTGGTCGGATTTTGATGTCCTGACATATCTGCAATAGAAGCATATAATTTTTTGCTATCAACGCCTTTGGATACCAGTTCTTTACAAATAGACACTACTTTGCCTTTAAGCACATCTAAATCAGATACTTTCTTAGCTTTGGTACGCTTTGCTTCATCGCTCAATTCTTCGCCATACCAAAGATTCAAACCAAGACCAAATAATGCTGCGTTTTTTGTTAGGCATCTCTTAATAGCTTTGTTTACCATCGTAGATTCTACTTGATCGGCTGATACAGACTTATTACGGTTATCCATAATAGCCAACTGCTCTTCTTGAGTTTCCCCATTAATGGATAATAATGTTTCAACCCAACAGGTTTTTCCGTCAGTATGATAAAGATTACCATTATCGTCTCTAACTACGGTATATGACGACCTTGGAAAATACTCTTTTATGTATGCCCATGCAGACGCCCATGGTAAATAATTCATACCATTTTTAGGCTTGACCTTGCCAGACACATCAATTGATGATAATGTTTGATAAATTGACTTGTTGTCAGAAATAATAATTCCCCCTATATATTAATTTTTTGTTAATTTAGCACAATCATAAGCACCACCTCCTTACAGTTTTATACTTTCTAATATGCAAAACTGACTTAATGATTATTTTTTAAAGGCGAGCTGTACCGCCTTTAAAAATCTTTATTAAACTTTACATAAGTGAATAATACTTATCCTTCCATGCAGTGTATTCCGCCTGTATAGTTTTTAGTTTATCTTGAAAATAAACATCTGTTTCCCCATCGTGTTCGGTATAACTCCGAGAACGCATTAGTTCAGCAAATGTAGGTATGAACCCCTGTTGTTCCAATATGTACTGTCTGTAAAACACTCCACTTTTATATAACGAACCATAAGATAATAATTTCGACAAACGATATGGTTTTGATTTGCGGGTTACACGAGTTCTTAAATATTCTACTGTTATATTGTTAAGACGAGTTGTACCTCTTAACAATTCACAACCTTGAACCCTGTCGAATTTACGAACAATACCATTCCTTGTTGTAGTGGTTAAACATTTCAAAGAACACAATTTGTTGATCGTTATATAAGCTTCAGTTGGAATCTCGTAGAGCGTGCTATTGTATGCAATAATTTTCTTTTCGTTATTGTTATCTATAGATACATGATTGCTTGTAATCTTTATCGTGTCTTCTTTTGGGATGCCCATATAAGCCATCCAGACAAATCCTCTCGACAACAAATCAACATTATCTTCTATTTCCGGTGGAAATACAGCATTGAGTTGAAATTGTAAGTGTTGTGGAGACGAAACCAATACTGTATTAGCATTAATATCCATAGCCTGCAACACATATGAGGATATGTTTGTATCACAAATATGATTCTTATACGCCCAATCTAAGTAACTCCTTAACATCGTGGCATCTCGTTTCCGTGAACCATATGTTTTACTACCTGCTATTTTAACCTGAACTTTCTGAAGATTTTCTTCTGTGAACCGTGAAATGTCTTTTTCAGATTCTTGTTCAAAAATTTCTATACTATTAAACAATGCCGTCGCTAACAGTATATTTTGTTTCGACGATAATGTCGATACAAAAGCCATTTTCGTAGTCTCATTATACATATCATCAGCACCTCGAATAAAATTATATATGTATAATGTATCACATTTGGCATTATTTGTAAACAGAAACAATCGCTGAAAAGTTACATATTAACGCATTTCTCTTTGCACTTCACGATTCCATTCGCAAAAATCATAATACTCCCATCCTTCGATAATGGCAATCTTTTTTATTATATCGTAATCATCATAATAAGTAACACCTGCATCATCTAATATCTGCTGATATTCCTCTCTTTTGCGTCCTCGTTCCGATGTATAATACCCAAACAAAGCGTCTTCAATTTCGGACTGTCTTTCTTTATTGTATCTATGTCTGGAATTCACTCGATCTTTAGCCCATTCGGATTTTGAATGATGCAAAGTGGTCTTCAAACCTTCCGTCACTGTTGCCAAACCAACCAATAATAATTCTCCTATCATATATAACACCTCTTCTTATTTAAGTTTTATCCATATATATCCTACTACCAAAACAACTAAGCAGAGGATTAATTGACCAAAAGTCACGCCATCACCAACCTTTTGTCTGCAAAATCTTGACTTTTCTCCCAAACATGCAGTAGTTCATCAAATGACAAATACGCAATTGCCGAAGAAGCAAGTAAATTTGCTTCTGTGATGCGAGTCATATGATATGAACTGAGTTTTGTAAGTTTTTTGGAGATTCGATCTTTAGAAATAGATATTGGGTTTTCACACAATACTATGCTGTCATACCTAAGACCAGAATTCTTGCTACTAATATACACATGCGTAGGCTGAGATGTCTTTTTTATCGAAGTAGTCAAAGGAAGAACAACAACATTAGGACTGTATTTATTACCAACATCATTTTGAAAAATTACACCCGGTCTTATTCCGCCCTGTGTGTGTCCATCTTGTGGAAAATCTATGAGATATACTTCGCCAATCTTTGGCTTGATTCCTAACATTCAAGCCCTCCTTTCTGGATTTCTTGGCTTTATTATATCACACAGTTCGTAAATGTCAAGTTCGTGTTGCATATTTGTATGCTAAATATTTATCGCCATTGTTAAGCACAATTAGCAATTTTGCACAATTAATATCTATGTATCTTACTCCTGCAAACACTACACTGCTGCTTACAGGTTCTTTTTGATTACTGAATTGTATTACTCTATCATTCAATATCGACCATTTTACCGTATCATATTTTTTGTCGTTGAACACAAAATAATAGTTTTTCAGTACACTCTCCCAATCTTTTAATGCAACTATCATACACATCACCCTTGTATTTAGAACATCCGTTCGATTATTTATTATAACAAGAGAATAAGCTATTGTCAATAGAGTTTGTTATATTGTGCAATTACATCACCTACTAAGTAAATATACTTATCCACCTCTTCAATTGTAGTTCAAATTATTCATATGTGTTCATTCGCCTTTCATTATTATTGTAAATTTTTTCTTTATTATAATCAACCCACAAAATATGGAAATAACATTGACAAAATTTTCCCAATAGTGTATCATCATATTAGGCTTTGAAAATGGGTAGGCTAACGCTGACCATCTTTCGATAGCTTACTTGGTATAGACATCACCAGATTTTCGCAGGTCGAAGTGATGTCTATTTTTTATGTATAAAACCTTTGTTTTATATTTCTTCCGGTACATAATGTTCGTACCGCAGTCTATTTAACAATTCTTCCAGTGTAATTGACAGAGCATATTCTTTGTCTGTCATACCGCCTATAATAGATTTTTTTAAACTAAATCTACTTACTATCTGTATGTCAGGCGAATTTGCAACAGAGCGAGACGAAATAACAACATAACATTTCAAATCTTTACCATAGAGCCGAATGTCATTTTCTACCCTTTCTATCATCTCAGTATGATTAACTTCGATTGGTTTATTGTTATTGTCAAACCACGGCATTTAACACCCTCCTTATTACTGTCTGAGCATAAGCGTCAGTTTTAGCTTTCTCGTCAACATATTCCACCTCGGAATTAGAGAGATTGATTTTCGCAATCACTTTACCTTCTTCGTTGGAGTTTGTTGTTCTCCAAGCGTCAATATACATTATATTTTTATCATAATCAATAAAGTTGCTTCTAATTTCTCTATATTTACTTTGCATAAAGCTACATTCCTCCTTATAAAGAATCTGTTCTCAAACAAGAATTTTATTCACTATGTTTGTCATACCAAGCGGATTTGTTGGTTAGATAAAGCACAAAATCTTCATCTTTATATAAGTCCAATAAAGTATCTTCATACTCTTTGTCGTTACACCAATAAATTCTCCAGTACACACATTCTGGAAAATCCTCAGAAGATTTATTTGGACAATCTTCATATGACCAATAAAAATTACAGGAATTTAATTCGTAGGCTAAGGCAAAATATCCAGAACCATCTTGCAATGTATAAGTTCCTTCATCACAACAATAGTCGTTATTATATAACTCATATGTAGGTCGCTCATAAGAAACCTTAACTCTACTCATAACATTCAGCATAGCTTTATATGTTGATATCACCTCAATAATGTTTTGTGATACACATTTATCAACACACAACTGATACGAACTGTGTGTTTGAGCAACAACATCATTGGTTCTAAATCTAATATATAAATGTTCGTTATCTTGATTCATTTCTTCAAATGCTTCATTGAAAATTTTATTCCGCCACACTTTATCAGTTGATGCTTTATAATAGTTGATGATATAATAATCAACAAACTGCCCGGAAGTAATATCTTTGACAGCAATGATTTCAGAGCTTGGTAATACTTCAAAATTAGAATTACAAATTAACCAACTATCATCAAGTTGTAACCGTATTGCCTCATAGTTTTTGTCATATCTTTTCATAAATATCCCCCCACTATATTATTTAATAACAGTATCTGCCTTTATTTCTTCAACCCTCTTCAAAATTTGCTGCCACACCTTTTCGCCGTAGATATTTTCCAACAAGGGGCGTGTGTGAAATAACGAAATTATCACATATACACCCCAAGCATTAGCATCAACTTCCTCAAATTGCATTGCATAGGATTTTAGATTATTTTCTTGTGATGGCTTGTAGTTATCTACATTAAACTGTCCGTTTTTTACCTGCCACAAATGTCTCAGCTCATGTGATATTACCCACCATATTTCCACAGGGCTTTCCCATACGGTGTTAATGTTTATTGCTATTACATATTTGTCAGGATTAATACCTGCTTTCGTGGTTGGCGTGGCGAATTTATTTGGTGGTTCATATGTAACTGTAGGTCGTTTTAACTGAAGTATCTTGCAATTGAATGCAATAACAGAGTCAATAACTTTGCAAAATGATTTATTCATTGTATATTTACCCCTTATCGCAACCTGATGTCAAATGACAGAGAATAGAATTCATTTGGAATGTCCATTGTGAAGAAGTATTCGTCATCAATGTTGCCTACTTCGTCAACAGAGTACAAATATTGTTCAAGGGCTAACATCGGAGCAGAGAATGTGATTTCCTGCCCGATTGTATCGCCGAGACAATCCTGTTTCACATATTCTATGTTATGAATTCTGTATTTACCTTCTTTCAGTTGGCTCTCAATAAAAGCGACCGCATCTTCTCTTGTGTCGAAAATCTTGTACGGACAATCATAATTTGAAGGGTTACAATTGTTTTCCTCCGAGTCTGTGAAAAAATATTCAGCCATCTTTCGACCGTCAAAGTGATAAAGCCCATTACATTCTTCAATCTCATCATTGTAAAGTAATATCTTATCGCACATTGCTTTGTTGCAATACACAATAAACTGTTCCTTGTAGATGAATAATCTGCAAGTTGGGTTTTCTTTTTCGAGGTTCTTTTTAATTTCAACTGCCTCGTCATAAGTAAGGCATTTATTGTCGAAAACATATTCTGTATCTGTTGCGATTCTGTACATAGTGTTTTCTCCTTTTTGTTTTTTATTTTGCGTTTACCTATCGGGATTGTGACCGTCTGCACTCCCCACCCTTTCAGGTGGTCACTCTGCGTTAGAAATAGCAAATTTCATTCTTTTCATTTATATATCTTTCGTGCGTTATTCTTGCAATCTCTAAACCTGTGAAAACAATCTGTAAAGGGTGTAGCCCTGCTTCTTTTTTACCATTGGTGAAATCTGCGTATTTTCTTCTTGTGCCAAAATTATCATTTTTTACGATAATATCACCTCTACTATCGCCGAAATTAATAACTACGGCTTTCACGAACTTATTTACATTTTTGTGATTTTCTTCTACATCAAATACATTTTTATAGATTTTTGTTGTCAATTCTTTTTTCATTTTGTTCTTTTCCTTTCAGAACTACATTTTACCAAACCAGCATACTCATATGTCAATCATTATATCCGTAAACCACATCATAATAACTTGTCTGCGGTTCAATCAACCAATCAAAAGCCAAGCAATTTAACGCCCTAACACACAAATCAGTAGTCGAAAAATATTTTTCTGTTTTAATACATTTGTCATACAACCAATAATCTATTGTATTGTGTATCAAATCAATGTTTGTTTGGATTTCAAACCGTTCATCTTCTGTTGTTGTGTAAGCAATACCGATACATTCAAGGTTTGAAAAGTCAACATTCTCTGTTCCATATTCTTCTTCGCAAAAATCAGTTATCAACCGTTTTGCATCGTCAATTGTATATTGTCTCATTTTGTATTCTCCTTTATTATATCATAATATCAACAATATTTCAAGTGAAACTCGCTAATATTTTATCATTTTCCACAATGTTAAGCCAATTTATCGGTTCTCTTGTTCTCCTGTCTGTTAATAGACCTTTTCTCAGTCAGGGCAACAGAGTATTAAGATGAGTTTTGGCTTCGATATATGTTCCAAACAATCCGTAGGGTACATATGTGTCAGCATCTTTATTATAACCTTCAACACTAAACATGCTCTCTATCTTGTCCACTTTACACACTCCTTTTTCTTTATCGGCATTAAAATATCGGTTTTATTTTTAGTCGTCATCTTCTGTACATTCATTGAATTCAGCATACAATGTACTTATATACAGCTAAATAAATATCATAAATTTTATTTTGACACCATTCCATATCTTCATATACATCTTTCATATCATAAGGTGCTCCATTGCTTCCGTGTCCATCTGAATCTAACCAAAGATATGTTTCATAAGATACATCAAAATTATCGTAATAATCATAAACATTATCACAGAAACATTCAATGTTATTTCCTTTTTCGATTGATAAACTACACTCCTGTCCTTCAGGTGAGAAAAAAGACAACTCCACATAAGCACTTTTGTCATCTTCAGATATTTTTATATCATCGCTTATAAGAATATTAATTAACTTATCTGGTAATTTATACATTGTTTATTCCTCCTTGTATAGTGCGATTTGTGTACACACACATTGCAATTCATTTCAATTTCAACTGTATCTTTTGGTATATCAAGTGCTTTGCAAAGTGCAATCCAATCTCTTTCATTTTTAAAATCATCTTTCCATAGCATTAAACTTTTCATATTCAATCGTCCACCTCCTCATTGTCTTCCTGATAAATAAAATCCAATAAGCTGTCCACAGAACAATTAAACAAGTCAGCAAAAACTTCCAAAATAATATTTTCCGCTTTCTCGTCATCACGATGCCTATTCAATAAATCGTTGTACACTCCAATAGCGTCATCTACATCAAGGCTTATTTTCTTTTTAAATTCACCATAGTCCATTACTTTCTCTCCTTAATTTCTTAATGTAATGTTATATAAACAAGTTCGAGCTATAAAAGTGCCGTTTTAATCTTCTCTGAATATATATTCAAGTTCTTCATATCCAACCGGAATACCATCTTCAACAGATATTGTGCACCAAGCCCAACCGCCAACTTGATCTTTATTGATGTCATAATAATCTCCACCACCCAAACCGTTGCCTACGGCTGTCAATAATGGCAACGGATGTAAAATCCAATCGTTATTATTACATCTTGCTTTATACTTATCACAATCGAGATATGCTCCTATGGTATGATTAACAAGATACTTACCGTCAAGATACATTTCATCCTGATGTATGCTGTACTTTTCAACCTCATCTCCCCAAGCAAACTCAAAGAGTATCTGATTGATTTCTTTAGAATAATCACCTATCCACGCCACTTTACAGGGATTTTTATATAACAATTTTGTAATTGAAGAAACAAATGGGTTATACCACCACGAATGTTCTGTCAATTTTGCCATTGTGTACTCGCCATCAACTTCTCTGTTGTATGTGATTATTCTGTTGTTATTATAGACTACAACATTATAATACTGCCCCATAATTAAACCTCCTGTACACCTGCAATCGTTTCAAGCACTTTATACAATACTCTGTACCCTTCTGGATTATATGGATTTTGAGTTGCTGCTAATAATCCGAGTAAACCGTCTGTACATTCCATTATAGTTTGCCTGCTTGGATTATAAAAAGCAATCAAACATAAAGCTTCAGCTACATCTTCTGGATAGTATTTTACTGTAAACATAATTAAATCTCCCTAAGACACAATATACACAATATAATTCTTATAGGGTTTTTTCGTCAAAAATTATCAAGTCCTCAATATCTGAATGTTCCGTTATTGGTGTTGGTGTTTCAAGTGTTCCCATACTATAATCATATCTGTAAAATTCCGTGTTATATGGATTATTATATATGGCATTCATAATATGCAGTGCCATATTAAAATCGTCATTTTCCAGCTTTTCGATTGCAAATTGTTTCAATGTTTCCTCATCTGTAACATCATTTAGATTTTCCTTTGCGTATTCCATTAAATCCTTAAAACTCGTATTTTCAAATTCTGCTCTTGTCATTTTGATTTTTCCTCCCAACATATATACACCATTATTTTTATAAGCCTGATTCCATGCCTCTGCTAAAGAATGTGCTTGACCTGCATTCTCGCAGACATGAACAACATCTGCTAAAGAGTATCTATCAATAAGCACCTTTAAATTTTCTCCAGGTTTTATTGTTTCTACGTGTGCATAATGTTTGCCGTTGTCTGTTTCTGAAAATATTAAATATATCTTTTTCATTGTTAAGCCTCCGTAATTAAAGATAATAAGCTGGAAACATTTGCCCTATTTCGGCATAGCTTGTAAATATGTAATATGTTTCTTTCAAATAATTTTCTAATCCTGCATTTAAGCAAGATTGAATCGCATCAATATTAAAATGACTGTTCGGATAATCTCGTTGATAACCCGAAATACACATATTAACCGCTTGCTGTATAATTTCTGCTTTTTGTATTCCTGTAAGGCATTTATCTAATTGTGATTTAACAATATGTTTGTACCGTAACGCCAAATTGTAGGCTATTTTCTGTTCGACTGTACAAACCTGCATATCTACATTGCGGATTTTATGATATTTTAATTTTAATCTTGTGGATTTCTGTATAGTCATTTTTTTAATCTCCTTCGTGCCAATGTAACCCTCTTGCTTCGTAAAGAGGTATCCAGTGTTCTTCGTAAAAATCATATCCTGCTCCATCAATGCCGAAGAAATACCCGAACTCTCCTGAGTAAAAAATTCTGAAACCACATTCTGACATTAATTTAATGCCGTCATGGTCTGACAACCATTCATCATCCAGACTATCGCCAAACGACCACATCGTTCCCCACATCGGCAACAAATCATACCTTTCAACCTCAAACTCAGAAATACTTAAAGTGATTTCTATTCCATCATCAAGGTTAATTGTATAATCATTATTATCAATATCGACTACCTCTCCATATGTTTCCGAATCAAAGCAATACACTCTATCGCCCACACAAGGCATTGTAACCTCCTGCCAGTCATCAATATCTATTGACATAAGTTTTGCAATAATACCACTGTCAATAGCATTAAATTCTCTTACCCATTCATGAGCCGCATCTGATTTTGTGATTATTTTCCGTAACATTATATTTCCTCCTTAATATCAATGAAATATTAGTTTTATTTACTGCTTTACAAAGTAAAAAGGAATACCAGATTGGTATGGATATAAAGTAAATGAATTATCACCCCATAACCTCAAAGCGTGACCTCCACCTTGTTTTTTGATAACTGCACGATATTTTCCATTTTTAATATTTTGCTGTTCCTTATAACTCATATGGTCAAAATCTGTTTTGAATAGCATATCAATTTGTGCCGGTGAATATCTAAATTTATAATCAATGATTTTCAAAATCAAAGATTTTTCCGTTTCTTTAATATCGACAGTTAATTCATAGCCATCCCATCCGTCTTTATCTGCTTTATACACTCCAGATTGTAACATTTTATTTTTCATTGCTCCTTATAATATTACTTTATTTGCTGTAAATTAGTTTGTCGGCTATATCACGCCATTCAAAATTTATATTTAATTTTCCGTCACAAACATCCCATTGTTGTAACTCGCTGTTAAGTATTGCAGCTAAGTCCGATTTCGGATTTTCGTCAACATTTTCAATTAAAGTATCAATTTTGCCATCGTAAAAATTTCCTTGTTCTTCATAGTTATAAAGTACAATATTTTCCGTTGTTGTATCTGTTGCCATTTCTAAAAATTCTCTGATTGTCATTCTATTATTCCTCCAACACATAGCCCTGATGGCAATATTCTGTTACTTCTGATAGATAGTCCGATATTTCGTCCTCGTTTGTCATTCCTTCAGGTATATCAATTTTTGTCGGCAATTCTCCATCATCATCATAATCGGTATCCCATAATATGTTTGTTGCTTTTACCATTGTTTTACCTCCTTAAAATTCTTCTTTTATGAGATTGATGTAACTTTCTGATGTAACTTTCAGCGTGTTTGAGAGTTTTAGTTTCCTCCCATTCCTCTTCTTCCCATATGGATTCAGTAATTTCTGTAAGTTCTTGTATTACGGCATCAGCTATTTCTTCCAAGTCATCTTCAGAAATAATATCCATATATTTATTTCCTACATACAAGTATTTAGTTCCTGCAAAATCGTAAACATCTAAACTTATTTTAAGTCTATAATCAGACAATGTATCAGCGTCGGTTTCTCGTCCCCAATTATTGACAAAAATGTCATAAAATGCTATATCTCTTAATTCATCTTGTGTATAATTTTCAGTTTCAATTGACTGTTCTTCAATTAATCCACTTTTTGGATTAGGGAAAATTGCGTATATTTTCATATTGATTTCACCTTCTGCGTGTCTAAACTGACAGTAATATCAGGTCTGATTGTATTAAATATAAGTCCTTGCTCTTTGCAAAATTCAAAACATTTGTTATAAATATAAACTTCATCAAGTTCAATTTCGTCATTGGTTTCTGATTCATCGTAGTAGTCATTTAAAATCCTATCTGCCAACTTAGAAATCTGATTTATTGTAATAGAATCATCAAACTCAAAGCTCATCTGGTTAAGCGTGCCACAATCATAATCCCATTTTTCAAAACAAATAATTTTACTCATTTACAACACCTCATTCTTTTGTTTGCACCAAAAGCAATAATCACCACAGTCATACACAAAACGAACAACATTACCTCTTTTGTGAGACACAATGCCGTTGATGTCACATGGATATTCCCCAGTGTTATAGTTATGAAACCTCTCTTGCATAATACAAGCAATTAGAGCTTGTTTTGCCGATAGTGTAAATGTGTGTTTGTTTACTGTACCATCGTTCAATATCTTGTAAACATCTGTCATATTCATTCCTCCGTATCTAATGAATCTTCATACTCATCAAGAACCTCAGATACCGCTCTTTCTACAACATAACATCTTACTATGCCATCTGCATATGCTGGTTGTCCTGTCAATGTCTGTTCAAAATCTAAACCAAACACATTCACTGCCTTGAATAGCAAATCAAAATTGTGACACAAATGTTCTTCGGCTGTCCAATTTTCAATGTCTGCGAACTTTTTATTTGCTTGCACCAACAAAGGATTCATATATTCAGTTAGTACCCCATTACTAATTATTTCTTCTTTCTCGTCTCTGCTTATATATTCCAGAATTTTTATATTATCTCTAATATAACTTCTGACATTTTCTTTAACTGCTTCGACATAATTGTATTTCTCCATAGATGTCTCCTTACAACAAAAACAGCGAAGATTTTGTCTTCGCTGTTTTATTTCTTATTCATTTGTAAATGCTTCATTATACTGACGCATAAATTCAAGCTCCATCTGTTGAGTTTTGCTTGTTGCTCCTAATTGTGTATAATCTTTCGCAATAATATTGTTCTTGTATACGCCGAAAAAATTCATATTACAATAATCAGAATTTATATCAGTGTGATCGTAATTATAGCTATCTGCATAATAATACGCATAATCAGCAATCGCATGAACAATTTTACTATTTTTCTCCCAAGGTGAAGATTTAAGACTCACATTAATATAAATATCATTGTTTGTGACTTCCCAATGACAATCAGGAAATCTTTGAACCAGATGACTTCGTATTCTATTAGATATCAGTAAATTATTATGTATATGATACTTTTGATAATTGTCTGGTATACTATCAATTTTAGTTAAAGTAAACATATTTACTTAATTCCTCCTTAGATTTTGGCATTTCTAAATATAACTATGGCAGCGACGAGGCTCCTGCAGGAAGCTTGGTCATTGGGATTGCAGATGTAATCGCAGCCCGTATGTGGCTTTTCAGCTCCACATCGTGGGTTTGTAAGTTCATTTCTGTAGGGAATCTTGGGTTTGAGTGTTCATTATCGCTAACTTGCTGGTCACGAATTCAACCTGCCCGCATCACCACCTGCTGTATCCTCCATCCGGATGACTCTTCTGCTCCTAACCTTTCTGATACTTTACTTTAAGTAAAGCAGTCTTTCGACAATGCAAATGCCAAAGGGAGAGCGTGCTCTCCCTTGTTTCAAATTCTTATATGTATTTACGATTTACAATCCAGCCTGTTCGGCTTTATATTTAGCAATCATATCTTGTGCTTTTTTAGCGGCATGTTTTTTGTCTGGAGCGTAAACATATACACTGTAAATTTTACCTTCTCTATTTTTCATGACTCTTTCCTTTCCGTTGTATTCACTTATTTTTGCTGTATTGCTAACAGGATTATACGCCCAACAATAGTTTTCTTTACCGTTTTCTCCATCTTCATGCACTTCAATACAAGCTTCCCACCAATTATCAGAGTAAGCTTCTTTATATCTTTTTGCTTTTTTATAATCGGTTGTTACATTACAAATATGATAGTCTGAATAACTTCCTTTTGTAATAATATAAATTTTCACATTTTCACCTCTTTGATTAATTACGCAATATCTGTTTTTATCTGCTCATTTTGCCACTATAAATGCAATTATTCAAGGATAAAAACGGAAATCACGGTTTTAGCTGTAAAACTATACTTTTATTCGGAGTTTAAAACTCCTCTTTTATTTACACCACATAATGCAATGTCTGTAAAGGTACTTTTACCAATTCTAAACAATCTACTTCTGATTGCTTAAATTTATCAATTAACTCATTTTCGTCATCTTCATATGTGAGAATTAAATCACTACATTCTACATAATAAACATTTTTGGTATCATTATACTTAATATTTTGCGGGTAAAACACAATATCACAAATATCTCGAAATTTATCATCCACAAAATTTATAGTTTTACTACTATTACTACTGAAATCAATACTTTCGTTATGACTACGAATTAGCATACCATTTTTATACCTTAAAGCAACATTAAATTTACTACAGTGGTTTGTTTTAATGATGTTTAAATCAGAAATCGTTTCCTTAAACGAATTACCATTATTTATTTCAAAAGCAATAGCTCGTAGGCAATCATAATTCAAATCAACTCGTCTTGAAAAATCTATAACAGGTTGAATTTGGTCATGATACTGCTTGTGTAGTTTATCCGATAAATACTGTCTTATTTCTTCTGCTGTAGGATATTCAAATCTAAAATGGTAATGAAATCTGCCCGGTCGATTTACAAAAAAGTCGCTTATCTTTTGAAGATTATTGCAAGTAATAACAAATAATTTTTTTCCAGCAGAAACTCCGTCAAACAAACTTAGTAATTCAGTTTGAGGATTAGCTTCGCCATCTTTGGCTGTAATACCACCAAAAGTTTTGTCAAACTCATCAAAAAGTACCATAACTTCTTGATCTATGCTTTCAAGATATGAAGCAATGCCTGTAATATATTTGTCAACAACAATAAGAGGAATACTCTGTTCTTTTGCTTTAACCGCTAAAAGTTTTGCAAATAAAGATTTTCCTATGCCTTTATCTCCACTCAAAATCACACCAAGACTTCTATTCATATTAGCAAAAGTTCTCAAAACCTTATCGGCTTTTGTTGTATGCACACCGTAAACCTTATCTTCATTGATCTGAATGTCTGTATATTTATCTAAATAGAATCCTTTGAATTTGCTAAATCTAACAATGTAGTTTTGTGCTGGCAATTTTTCGTACACACGCAAAGTATCATCAAAGATTTCATATGTATTCCCTGAACTAATTACTTTCATATTAATCACCCTCTGTATTATTTTTCCTTTTACGCCTGAATGAACGATTCAAGTATCTTTTACACCAATGTATGTCGTGTCGTGCATATCGTTTATTACGGATAGCTTCTTGACACCACTTACCCTTATCGTTCACTCTCTTGTAGAGACTCTTCTTCATTGTTATTATCACCATCTTTTACATATAAGTCGGTATGAGCAAAAAGTAGTGCCATAACCGTTGCTGTCAGACAACCACCAAATATAGCTCCGATGATAAAACATACAATCTGTAACATTATGCCACCTCTTTACTGCGTATTTGTAACATTATTCTTAGTCTTGATATAGTCCATAACATCGTCAATGTCGGCATAAAGCCAAAATGATACATCGTCATCGTTAAAGTGAGGACATTTGCATGTTAACTTGCACCATTCATTAACTCTATCGTTATATCGACATACTTGTTTATGTAAACATAACATACACTTACTCAATTCTTGTCCAACCTTCCTTAACAAGCACCATACAAAATACATCTAAACTCTTTAGGAGTAATTTTACCTAATTGCATATCAATATACGCAGGCAGAGTCTTATTGTTAATAGTCATACTGTTAATAGTAGGTATCGCATAAAGTCTCGCACGAATATGGAAAACAGCTTCATCAGAACACATATGTTCTTTAGTTACCTCACTACAGTAAGTGCTAATTCGTTCTTCAATACGCAACAAATGTTCAATAAGGTAAATCAATTGTTCTTTTGATAAACTTTGCATTGCTTGTCTTTCACAATCTAACATTACACCGCCTCCCTCTCAGTTTTCTTAATCACCTCCCTGTAATCCTGCTCAAGAGCATTCATATACGCTTTTGTAGTTTTTATGTATATATCAAGGCTTTTTATTTTTCTTTCAGCTTTCTTTAATTTTCTGTGATTTACAGCAATACAAATATCACAAGCGATTGCAATTATTACCGCAACTGCCGAAACCACAAGTGATATGATTGTCGTTATATCCATTTCTTACACCTCCTTAAAATATGTATTTTATTATCCAATTGCACCGAGTTTCTTGGTGGTTGATAGGCATTGTGGACAAACCGATTCTCTATATACAGGATTACTAAAAGCTCTGATTGAATAAATGTCGGTTTCAAAAACACAACCGCACATTCTACACTCAAAACTGACTATACTGCCATCCTGATGAAACAACTTCGTCACACAATCTGTACCGTTTTTAATAATCTTAATCATTGTATTCCTCCACAAAATGTTCACATTCATCTTTCTAAAACACATTCTTTGGTATTAAACCCAGCAGCACCTTTATGACCGCCACCGCCATACAACATAGCAACCTTTGAACAATCAACCTTCGTTGAACGCAGAGAGTATCTCCATTCGTGACCATTAAAAACAAAGCCAATCAGCATATCATAATTGTCAATGTTACCAATAACAAAATCGTCACTACTCATCATTCCCATATTGACAGCAAAGCATTTGTAACCGTTAAACATCACCTCAAAACCGAAAGTTTCACAATAATGTGTCATTGTTTCTTTGCGATACTGAATCCTTGAAATACCTTCCTTAATTAAGAAGTCTGTACCGTAATTGTCATGCATAAAAAATTCCGCCCAAAAATTACTGTTTGGTTCTGTATTCGGTATTGATTTCAAGCCTGCGTGAAATTCTTTAGTTAAATGTCCATAGTTGAAAGTCCATACATCATAATCAGCTATCAGTTTTGTAAACATTGGAGCATCCTTCGTCATACTTTCCTCGAATGGTTTAATGTCGCCAATACCACCATTCGTCATGTGCTTCAAATAACAATATGTAAGCATACAGCCTGCTACCCCATCATATCTGACACCACGAATTTCTTTGTCATAGTTTTCATATTTTTTAATTGCTGAAATATGGTGGTCAATCCAAGTAACATTTGGTGTGATTTCGAGAAGCTTATCCATTTCACTTGGTTCGATTGAGTAATCAACAATATATACTGTTTCATTTTTCTTAATCTTATCAAATGGAAATTTTCTACCATAATCCATTCTTATATAACCGATATATTCTGTTACATAGGCGAGTTCCTTTGCATAGGCAAGTTCCCTAACCCAGAAACCTGCACATTCACCATCAGCATCATTGTGATAAACTATTTTCATTTTTTACCTCCTGCTCAATTGCTTCTAACATTTTAAGTGTATCAAGGATTTCTACTTCATCGTTTGTAAAGACTACATTATCTATATCCCATTATCGGTTTTAGGCGTTTCAGATTTTGAAATATCAGACAACACTCTACCTGTTAATTGATATGCTTTAGTTATTACCCATTCATTATGCAAAGGTAAAAATGCTCCTGTACTGCCGTCCCAGTTTTTAAATGCCTCTGACCATTCAACTGTTTTAGCTATCTCAGGATATTTATTTTGTAAATCGGCTAATTCTACCGCCCACTTACTCCAAGTATTATCCGATATTATATTATCATTTAATTCATAATAAATATAAGAATGTACCAACATTTGTAATCGCCTTTGCAAAATCAATTCAGCTATTTTTAATTGTTCACCTTGATATATTTCATACAGTTTCATTATTTTCTCTCTTGACATAATACCACTCATCATAGAAGATATCCATATCATCAAAAGCCCACATACGGGCATTTTTAATTACCTGTAACTCTTCTTTGAGTGGAATATGTTTAGGCGATAATATTGTATCTACTAAATAATCAAATAGAGTTTTAACCAATACTTTGTGTTCGGGTTTAGTCATTTCCAAATCATTTAAATCAAAAACATCAGCTACAATTTCACTGCGTACATCAAATAATTCTTCTACTGTATAGTACCACTTTATGAAATCCCTAATTTCACTATTAGTAACACTTTTCTTGAAACAATCAACACACATACCGTTGAAAAGTCTACCATAATCAAAATCTTCAAGTGCTTCTGTTTTTCCGCAGTCCTCACAAGTACCAATTTCATAAATATCAGTTTCACTGCAATGAGGACATACTCCATTTTCAGTTTTAAAATACTTAAAAATTTTTTTACATTTACTACATTTATACATTATATCTACCTCAATCTGTAACACAACAAAACTGCGGGACTATTGCACTTAAATGATGTTGTTTTGGGAGATTCAATAAGTTCTGTTTCAATATCCTTTCTACTTACTAACTCTTCTACAAGTTCACAAGTAGAAAAAACCTCTAATAAATTATCTGTATCTACAGTATTACTACAGATTTTTTCTACCCACTTAAAAACATCATAATCATCTGTTTCAAACTGTATCTTATATTTTTTAGTTGTATTATCAATTTGTGTATTATATGAAACCATTATTTAATCCTCCTTAAAACAGGTAAACTTATATATTTTACAAAATCTGCCTTTAGTTCTTTTCGTTGATTGCTCTTTAACATCACAAATACCCCTATAAGAATTTGCATAGTTAGAAACAAAATATTTACAGGTAGCACAACGAGGGTGCTTTTTTCTATATTCATCAGGTGTCATTACTGTCTACCTCACTTTCAAGCCAATCTACAATAATATCCGTATTTACAGTACAATCGAAGCAATGTGAATAATCGCCATTTGATTGATTATTGCAATAGTCGCAAGGATCACTCGAAATACCATTAAAGATGATATTTGCCATTTCGTCAATTGACATCTGTTTGATTTTTTCAAAGTTTGTCATTCTTAACTTTTCATAGCAACTGATTCTCTGGATGTGCGATACTCTGAATGCAGTATTTTTAACCACTTTATTATTTACATCAGTGCAAAAATAAAAATTAACTGGTATTGATAAATTAGGGTTGTTTTCAAAGGCTTTTTCACCCGTCTTATGTAAAGTGCCCTCAATTACAGTGTTATCCAAAAGAGTAATTGTCACACATTTGCCTAAATACCTTTCAAGTTCATTTCTTGTCATTGCTCTTCACCGTCCTCAATAGGTAAAGGCTGATTCCAGCATTTAACACACGCATTGTCTGTTTTTCCGCAATCTATATCTTTCAGTCCTAACTCATGTGGGCACATCCCTTTAGGCATTCCAGAATCATTGAGCTGAGCATTCGGAAAGGCTTTCAAAAGCTCGCTCAAATAAGTCTTCTGCGGATGTTTATCCGACCACTTTTGAACTATTTCGATTGCTTTTTCAGGGTAGGACTTTTCAAGAGTTTCACACGAAATACCTTTGCCATTCTTTGACCAGCCCAAAGGGCAGTCACCACAATTAAGTTTACATATATATTTATGTTTTTTTATCATCCTTCTCTTTTCAGAAAAGTAGTCTTTAGTTTTCGAGCAATCAATCATTTTTTGCACCTCTATACTATCTTGTTTAAATATTGAATTTATTCTTGGTTTTCATCAGTTAAATTCCAATAAAACCTCACTTTTATTTAATATACTCCCAAATATCTGGCAAATTATCATCAGGTATAAATTCCAAATAGCTCCTAAGACACCACCAGCCAGAATCCTGCTTAGATGCTCCGTTACAATCGTGTAAGTAACTGTGAGGACACGAAAACTCAATACCTATCTGAATACCATTGCGTGTCACGGTACAAACTCTGCCTATTATTCCTACATACGGAAAATCAGGATAAGCTGATAGTATTGTCGGAAGTATTTTTACCTTATCTCCAACCTTAAAAAGTTGCTCTTTCTCTACGGACATTATCAATCACATCCTTCGTATTATTCTTTCCAAAGTTTTGGTTTACCATTTTCATCAACGAGCAAAGTCATTGTTCCTTTATTATATGCTACTTCTGATATTGCGTACATTACTTTAGTTTCAGTATCATACACTATCCCTGAATCTAAATAACTATTCCATCCTACACGCACGAACATATTATCTATTCTGTCTGATGTTTCGTCTGTACCGTTTACGGATGTACAACCAATCATTAACATTGAGATTGTTGCAATAATCATAACACAAGCAAGTATTCTTTTCTTCATTCTTACACCTCTACAAATTCACCGTCTCGTAAAGTGTAATATGTATCTGCTTTAATCTTTACGCCATCCACTATTGACATCTTTGCTCCAACAAAAACCCAATCGTTATTAAGATTATCATATTTCCATTCAGCACAAACAATATGAGCACCAATACAACCTTTCGCCTTACTTTCATAACCCCACGCTACTGCAACGGCTGTAGAATTATCAGCTGAGGATGCACCACAATATCCTGTAGCTGAGGATGCACCACAATCTCCTGTAGCTGAGGATGCACCGTAATCTCCTGTAGCTGAGGATGC